AACGCAGCGCCCTGCTTCTCACGTTGTGCTACACACTGGCCACCCTGTGTCACGCCCGATTCGTAGGGCTGATCCGCGCTCAGAGCTTCGATCCGTAGGCAGCAAGAAGCCCCCACCGTTGGAGCGATGGGGGCTTCCGTGCCGGCCAGGCGATGGGACGGCTAGGGCAGCCTACTGCCGACGAGCCAGAGGTCGGACTCGTGCAGGGTCAAGCCGCCGCAGCCGACAGAAGCCCGAGGACGAGGAACATGACCAGGACGATCACGATGAACGTCAGCATGTTGCGGATGCTCCGGAGGAGCTGGGTCTGCTCGTGCAGCTCCACGAGCTGACGGCCTTCGATTGAGTCGTTCTGATACGTCATGTCATCCTCTCGATCGTGATATAGCGGTCCAGGTCCCGGATCTCCGGGGCTCGGGGGTCGTGCAGGGCGACGGTATGGCAGTGGACGCAGTGCCAGAACTCATCGTCGTCCGTGCGCTCGTGGTCCCAGAGGTGGATGAAGGCGACCGGGCACGGCAGCGAGACCTCGATAGCCTCGACGATGTCGGCCGGCAGCAGGTCCGCGACGTCGGAGTAGAAGCTCACGCCGGTACCTCCATGTTCAGCAGCTCCAGCATCTCCTGCAGCACACGCTCCCGGACGTCGTCGGCGAACTTCTCGGCCCTCATCACCCGAGGATCCTTCATCGAGGCAGGGATGCGGAAGCCGACCGGCAGTCCGAGCTTCAGGCTCTCCCGGTCGGCGTGGACGTAGTTACGAACCATCTCCGCGAGCAGCTTGGACGTCGACAGCTTCTTGCGCCGGGCGATCTTGTCCAGCTCGCTCCAATAGGCCTGATCGCCGTCTGCCACGTAGAGACTCTTCTGCATGGGCGGCAACATACACGTAGGTACCTACGTCGTCCATAACTACCATCTGTAACTGCTCGAACACGCCAGACCCCCAGGGTAGATGGGTAGATCGGGTAGTAGACGATCCCCCCGCGCAGGCGGAAAACCAATCAAATACATGATGTGATAGTTGAGAGGTGTTTTTCAGGGCGACAAGGTTCGGCTACTACCCGCTCTACCCATCTACCCGCGCGAGCAGATGATCTCGCCCACCTTCACCCCGGCGGGGTACGCTCGCGCCCTACGCCACCGATCGGGAGGTTCCACATGGCCGGCAGGGGATTCGCACCAGGCGATCCGGAGAAGAACGTCGGCCACAGCAAGGGCAAGGCGGCCAATCCCACGCCGACGACCCTGATCCCGTTCGTACCGGGCGTGCAGCCCGAACTGCCCCAGATGACCAGGGACGACCCGGACCTCGGCTCTGTCATCGTGCCGTGGCACCCGCAGACGATCGAGTGGTGGGCGATGTGGGGCCGGGCAGCGCAGTCCAACACCTTCACCGAGTCCGACTGGTCGGTGCTGCTGGAGACCGCGTTCATCCACCACCAGTTCTGGAACGGCGACATGAAGCAGGCAGCGGAACTGCGTCAGCGATCGGCCAAGTTCGGCGCCACCCCCGAGGACCGGGCCCGTCTCCGGATGTTTTTCGCCGACGCCACCGGCAAGGAGGCCAAGGTCGGACACACCGGATCCTCGGCCGGCCCCGTCCCGCAGAGCCCTTACGGCGGCCTTCGCGCCGTGCCGACGAAGTGAGGTTCCGCAAGAAGCCGGTCGTCATCGAGGCGATCCAGTATCTCGGCTTCGACGTCAACGGCGAGGAATGCGAACTGTTCCTGGGCGACAGCTTCTGGACTCACCTCCCGAGCCAGAACAAGCTGGAGATCAGGACCCTGGAGGGCCCGATCACGGCCAGCGAAGGCGACTGGATCATTCGCGGCGTCCAGGGAGAGCACTACCCGTGCAAGCCCGACATCTTCGCGGCGACCTACGAACCGGCCGACGACTGATGGCCGAAGCACACCTCGACCACCCGGGAGACGTCTCCTGGTTCGTCGGCCACGGCCCGGCGCCGGTACTCGGAGCTTGCCCGCACACTGAGTGCCGGCACCTTGGGATGGACGTCATCGCCTGGGGCCCCAACTTCGATCACTACGTCCTCGACGAGTGCACGGATTGTCGGTGCCGCGCCTGGCATCCGGACAACCCTCCGGTCGACTACCTGCCCGACGGAAGTCTCCGGATCCTCGGCAACTGGCTGCAGGTCGACCTTGCCCGGGAGCACAAGACGACGCGCGAGGAGCGCCGCGCTCAGGCGACTGCCTGAGATCCGATAGTCCGATAGGATCCGAGCAGATGAGACCCCGGCGTCGGCGGCTACCGACCCGGGGCGTGGCCGACCCGAGGAGTCGACGTGTCCGATCGTACCTGCCCAGCGTGCCTCATGGACCTGACCGGGGCGCATCTTCGACGAAAGTTCTGCAGCGAAGCCTGCCGCCGCTGGGTGGCGAACGGGCACGAGGATCTGCGACGACCCGCGAGCCACTGCCTAGCCTGCCAGCGAGCCATGCCGCCGGGGAAGCTGGCCAGCGCCACCTACTGCACCCGGCAATGCAAGCTGGCCGCGTCGCATAAGCGGCGCCTGGCGGATGGCCGGGAACGGAAGCGGAACCACGCGAGGTACCCCGGGGAGCGAGAGAAGCGGATCGCGTACGCCACGGACTACTTCCGCAAGAACCCGCACGTCGCCCAGGCCACGAAGCGAAACCGCAGATCAGCAGCCTCCAAGGGCAGGGTGAGGCCCGAGGACTGGAAGGCACTCTGCCGTCGATTCGGGCACCGATGCGCATACTGCGGAGAGAAGTTGCCGCTCACGATGGATCACGTCGTGCCACTTGTGCGCGGCGGAAGCAACTTCATCGGTAACATCCTGCCCGCGTGCCGCTCCTGCAACTGCCGCAAGCAGGGCAGGTTCATCATGGAGTGGCGCATGGGTAAGTCCCGACGAACAGCGAAGGAGTCTCGTGCCCTGGCAGCCGGAGTATGAGTCGGAGTTTCCGACGCTCGGCTGGGTTGCCTTGGACTGGATGACGACGTACCTCGCTCGGCCGGAAACCCAGGAATACGAACCGCTTGTGCTGACGAGGGAGCAGGCAGAGTTCGTCCTCCGGTTTTACGAACTGGACCCGATCACCTGTAAACGGTTGATCCAGAGAGGAGTCCTCAGCCGCCCTCGCGGCTGGGGTTGAGCAAGTCGCCCATCACCGCTGCGCTCGCCTGCCTGGAGGCGCTGGGCCCGGTCGTGCCCGCCGGCTGGGACGCGGACGGCAAGCCGGTCGGCATGCCGTGGTCTCGGATCCGCAAGCCGCTGGTGGAGATCGCCGCCGTCTCCGAGCAGCAGGTCGACACCAACACGTGGTCCCCGCTGACCGACATGCTGTCCAACGGCCCGGCCGAGAAGGAGTACCCCGGGCTCGACGTGCTGGCCGGGGCGATCGTCCTCCCCTACGGGAAGATCCAGAAGCGCACCGCTGCCGCCGGTTCGGCCAAGGGCGCCCCGGCCCATTTTATCGTCTGCGACCAGACCGAGGAGTGGACGAAGGGCAACGGCGGCATCAACCTCTACAACAAGCTGCTGAACAACGTCCTGAAGCGCGGCGGTCACCTGCTGGAGTCTCCCAACGCCTTCACCCCGGGGGACGGGTCGGTGGCCGAGAACACGATGACGGCCTACCAGCAGATCCAGGAGGGTCGCACCAGGCTCTCGACCAGCGTCTACTACGACCACCGTGAGGCGCCAGCCGATACCGACCTCACCGACGGCGACTCTCTGATGCGGGGTCTGGCCATCGCCTACGGCGACTCGGCCGACATCGAGTTCTGTGCGATCCACAACCCGCCGTGCAAGAACCCGGGATGGGTCGAGCTGGAGCCGCTCCGGGACTCGATCTGGACGCCGGGTGTCGACGAGCAGGTGTCGCGCAGTGACTGGCTCAACATGGTCACCCATGCCTCCGACTCGTGGATGTCGAGCAACGCGTGGAAGGCCCGGCACGACGAGAGCAAGATCGTCGCCGACCGGGACATGGTCGTGCTCGGCTTCGACGGCTCCCGGGGCCGGGCAAAGGGGAAGCCGGACGCCACCGCGCTGATCGGGTGCCGGGTCAACGACGGGCACATCTTCCAGCTCGGCGTCTGGGAGGCCAGCGACCACCCCAGCGAGTGGCCGACGTGGGAGCCTTCGATCGTCGAGATCGAGGCCGAGATCGCGGCAGCGTTCTGGAAATACAACGTCGTCGCCTTCTATGCCGACCCTGGAAAGGACTGGCGCTCCCACATCAACGCATGGGAGGCCAAGTGGGGCTCGAAGGTGCAGATCAAGGCCGGCGCCAACCACCCGTTCGAATGGTGGATGACCGGTGGCCGGTCCGGTCTGGTGGAGCGCGCGATCGAGCAACTCGAAGGTGCGATCCACAACGGGGACATGACGCACGACGGATCGTCTACTCTGACCAGGCACGTCCTGAACGTC